CGACCGGGCAGGCTTTGTCTTGGGATGGCAGCAAATGGGCACCGGCGAATGTCGGCTACATCCCCGGGTCACCACCGCCGGGCGGCTTCCTCGGCAACGTCTTCTACCAAGACAACGCAGGCAACTTCACCCAAGAAGACGCGTTCCGCTACACCGCTTCGACCAACACGCTTGCGGTGGAAAACATCACCGGAACCACCGTCACCGGCACGGGCGTAGTTAAGGGCAGCAACACCTTCGGGCAGCGTTACGCGACGCAGGCGGCGACCAACCGGGCGCTTGCCAACACCGCATCGCTGACCGTCGAGCGCTACTTCACCGTGACCGCAGAAGGCAACGGGGAGTCGTTCAACATCCAATCCAACACCCCGTCGGCAGGCAACAAAATCGTGCGGAAAATTTGGTACAAGGCCGAAGCGTTCGAAGCCACCGACGTGGACACGTGGACACTGCTGCACACCTTTGCCGATGACGCGACCTACGCTTCGACCGCGACCAAATGGCAGGAGTATTTGGATGGGCAGGCCAACGGCACACCGCCGTTCACGCTGGCGATTAGTTGGGAGGAACAGACGCTATTCACCGGGTTGCTTGACACCTACTCCGGGGCGACTGCCGCCTACTCGCTGCGGTTGCTTGACAAAGATTACACGGGGTCAGCGGTGCGGGTGCGCCGGGCCAGCGACAACACCGAGCAGGACATCGGGTTCACCCTTGCGGGTGACTTCGATACCAGCGCGCTCACGACATTCTGCACGGGTACGAATGGTTTCATTCGCACGTGGTACGACCAAAGCGGCAACGTACGAAATGCGACGCAAACCACCACCGCAAACCAACCCAAGATATACGACAGCGTGACGGGCGTTATTTTGCAAAATTCAAAACCTGCAATTCAAAGCGTTGGAGGTGCCAGCACTTTGACGCATACTTCTTTTTCGCGAGCATTAACATCGTCTACTTTTATCGCCACCGGCCCATCAAGTGATTGGGGAGAAGTTTGGAATCCGGGTATTTTAATTCGTTCGTCAACCAGTTTAAGAGCGGATTTAAGTGGGCAAGTTGTTGCCTTTAATTTTACCAATTTGTTTGCTCAACAAGTTATTTCATTGATTGCAAACGGCACAAATCAGAGGGCGTACAAAAACGGCACTGAAAGCAGCACGGGAGCGATAGCAATCACCGGCACTGCGGTAAGTTTAACGGGCATTTTAAACAGTTATGATGACGGAAAGGTGCAGGAGTTGATTTACTATCCATCCGACAAATCGTCCGACCGCACGGGCATTGAATCTAACATCTCCACCTATTACGGCATCTAATGAGCGCCTACATCATCGTCCGCCCCGAAGGGATTTTATCAAGCCCGCAGCGAGCGCAGTTCATCACGCGCGAACTGTACTGCATCACCCTGCCTTTGCAATTCCAAACGCCCGACCAAGCGAACGGCACGGTGTTCGGCATCATCCACCACCCGACCGACGGCAGGGCAGCGTTGCAGGTGGATTTGGACTATGTGATTCCGGTGCATCCGCTGGTCACGTTGGAGCGGCTGGTGTCTTTGTTCCCCGAAATCACCGACGCGGAGCGCATGACGCTGATGCAGGTGATATTTTCCAGCAAGGCGTTCCCGTTCCGGCACATCGTGCCAAGCACGGTGACGGTCAGGGACGAGGCGTTTATGATTGCGGAGGGGTGGTTTCCTGCAGAGCCATGACGGTACTTTCTCCCATCCAACTGCTCGGCTACGTGCTGGCCGGAATGGCCGGGCACTACGACTTGGCCGGTGACATCGACCGCAACGGAATCATCAACATCGCCGACCTGCTGCAACTGCTAACCATGTTCTGATGGCTAAATCCCAAACCACCCACACCAAGGTGCTGCGCGAAGTGTCGCGGCCGGGCGTGCATGCCAAGACGCGGACGAGCAGCAAGAAGGGCGCGCGGAATTACCGCAAGGCGTACCGGGGACAGGGGAGGTAGTTGAACTTGCGTACATTAGCGACATGGTAGTCACGCTCAAAAAGCCCCTGAACGATTACGGCTATAATTGGCCGGCATCGACCACCGTAGAAGTGTCCATGAAGTTCTACCGCAAGCTGATTGCGGAGGGCTACATCGACCCGCACCCGGAGGATCCCGCGCACCAGCCCGCTCCAAAGGCGAGCAAGGCAAAGGCCGCCCCGGCACCCGCTCCCGAACCCCCATCTGAAATCACCGAAGAATAATGGCACAGACCACTGGCATCCTGAACGCATCCAGCGTTCGCTTTTTCACAGGCACCACCGATGGCACCCACACCGTGGTTGCCAACGTGACCGAGTGCAGCATCTCCCTCACCACCGACGTGCGGGACGTCACCACGAAGACCTCCGCCGGATGGCGCGAAATCCTGCCGGCCATGAAATCGGCCAGCATCAGTGTCAGCGGCTACTTCGCTGAGGATGCAACCAATGGCTTTAACACATTGGTGGGATACCAAATCGCTGGCACGAAGGTATTTGCCGTGTTTACGAACGTGGGCAGCAGCGCCCTGCCAAACGCAGGCGACCAGGAGTTTGATGTTGCGGGCTACATCACTTCGATGGAGCAGAGCGCCGGATTTGAGGACAACGTCACGTGGTCGCTGACCATGGATTTGACGGGCGCAATTGTACGTGAGACCATCGTTTAATGGACATTCAAATCAACGGCGTCACCTACCCGCTGCGCGCATCTATGGGCGCGTGGCGGAAGTTTGAGCAGGCGACGGGCGTGAAGGTCACCGGAGTGGATGCCGATGACATCACGCGCATCCCTGAGATGGCGTACTACTTCATCGAAAGCGGCTGCAAGGCGGCGGGCATGAAGTTCGAGTTGACAGTGGACGAGTTCCTCGACCTTGTCACCGTGCAGGATGTGCAGGCCATCAGCGAGGCAATCGCCGCGCTGCTTGGCACTGCAAGCGGCCAAAAAAAAAGCGCCGCGATAAAGCGCTGAGTTGGGATGAAATCGAGGCGATGGGGTTGGGCCAACTTGGCCTGACCCCTTCGTCGCTTTACGGCATGACGTTCGCCGAGTTCGGCAACGCGATGCGCGGGCTGCACGAGATTGAGGAACTGCGCCAGCGCGCTGAATGGGAGCGCACCCGGTGGCTCGCCTGCCTGCTGCTAAACCCCCACACCAAGCGCCGCCTCAAGCCGCAAGACCTGGCGGAATTTGAATGGGAGCGCAAGGCCAAAGTGCCCGTCGATGGGCGTGGTATCTTGCGGCAAATTGCTAAAATGAGCCATGGCTAAACTCGGCGACCTCATAGTCAAAATTGGCGCGGATACGCGGCAGTTCAACACGGAGTTAGGCAAGCTCCAGCGCAACATCAAATCCACCGCCGACAACGTCACGGACTTGGGCAAGAACATGTCCATGGCATTGACGCTGCCTGTGGTTGGCCTTGGTGCTGCGGCGGTGAAGGCGGCCATGGATTTGCAGACGATGCAAGTGCAGTTCGTGTCGCTCACGGGCGGCGCGGAGCAAGCCGGTCAGATGGTTGACCAGTTGAACAAGTTCGCAGCCGAGACGCCCTACGAAATCGAGGGCATCGCATCGGCGGCGCGGCAGTTGCTTGCGGCCGGTACCGACATCGACCAAGTCAACGGACAGTTGCAGTTTCTCGGCGACATCGCCGCGGCTGCGGGTGTGCCGATTGACGAGATGGCCGGGATCTTCGCAAAGGTTCAAGCCAAGGGCAAGGTTGAGTTGGAAAACCTGAACCAACTGGCCGAGCGCGGCATCCCCATTTTCACCATGCTGTCGGAGGCTACCGGCCTGCTGCCTTCGCAGTTGGGAGGCGGCGCCGTCAGTGTGGAGATGTTCAACGAGACGCTTGCCAGCATGAGCGAGGAGGGCGGGTTCGCGTTCAACGCCATGTACAATTTGAGCCAGACGGCAATGGGCAAGTTCAGCACCGCTATGGATGCGCTGAAGCTTGCGGCCGCATCGCTTGGTGTGCAGTTGCTGCCGATGGTCACTGGCATCATCGAGCGGGTGACCGAACTTGCGGAAAGGTTCAGCGACCTTGACGCGCGCACCAAGCGCATCATCATTGTGGTAGGCGGCGTAGTCGCGGCAATCGGCCCGGCAATCTTAGCATTCGGCTACGCATCTAAAGCGGTAACCGCTATGCAGGGCGCGGCGGCGATTGCCACCAAAGCCATTGGGGCGATGAACGCGGCGATGCTTACCAACCCCGTGACGGCTATCGCCCTTGCGGTGGCTGCGGCGGTTGCGCTCATCATCGCGAATTGGGATCAGATTGTTGCCTACTTCGGCACCGGCGATGGCAGTGCGGTGCTTGAGGATTTGAGGGGGGCTTTTGAACAGGGCATGGAAGCAGTGAAGGCGCTGTGGGCTGCGGCGATTGGATTTCTTCAGGCCTTTTGGGATAGGTTCGGCGGGGCCATTATGCAGACGATTGCCGTAAGCATGGACGTTGTCATGCAAATCTTGGGAAGCGCGTTCAATGTCATCGAGGGCATCCTCGCGACGTTCACCGCGCTGTTCAAGGGCGACTGGCGCAAGTTCCTTTCCGGCCTTGTGGACGTGGCTGCAAGCATGTGGCAGTTAATTACCAACACCATCATCGGTGCGCTCCGCAAGATTGCACACGGCGTCGACCTCGTGCTCAACGCCCTTGGCATTGACAGCAGCATCGAGGGCTGGCTTGGCGGCATTCAAGACGACGTCAACGCGTTCTTTGACAGCATCAAGACGGGAGCGAAGGAGTCAGCGGACAGCATGAACGGCCTTGGCTCCGCGCTCAAGCAGCCGCTGAAAATCGGCAAGGTCAACACGCCCACCACCGGCGGCGGGGATGGCAGGGCGCAGAACGCCGGGGCCATCACAGCGGCAGCGGGCGAGTTTGGCACCACCATGGATGAGGTGCTGACCGACTTGCAAACGGAAAGCCAGCGCATCGCCGAATGGCAGGCGGGCCTTGCGGACAACATCGTGCTGGACGAAATCGAAATGATTGACGACGTGGTCGATGACCTCGACTTTGACCAAGTCATGTTCGACAAGTTCCTGAAGATTAAAGCAGCGCAACAGCAGTGGGGCGAGAACCTGAAGCAAATCATTGCGGACATCGCAGCTACGGCGCAGCAACTTGGCGCGCAGTTCGGCACCGCGTTCGGGCAAATCTTGACGGGATCCGAGGAAGGCAAGGAGGCAATGAAAGCCTTTGCATCATCGGCCGTTGACGCGGCGTTCAACGCAGCCACGGCGCTGGCCATTCAGGCCGCAGCGCAGACGTCCACCGCGGCCGGGCCGGGTGCAGCCATCGTCCTGCCTGCGCTCATCACGGCGGGCATGGCGCTCATGCGCGAGGTGTTCGGCAGCATTACCGGTTTTGCGGACGGCGGCATCGTCAGTGGCCCCACGATGGGCCTTGTGGGCGAGTACCCCGGCGCGCGCACCAACCCTGAGGTCATTGCGCCGCTTGATAAGTTGCGGTCGCTCATCGGTGGGGCGGGCGGCAACGTCGTAGTCAGCGGGCGCATCAGCGGGCGTGACATCCTAATTTCCAACCAGCGCACCGGGCGCGACGCAAACAGATACAGGTAATGGCCATCCGCTACACGTCGC